CTGCAACACCACCAGTTCTTCCATGCGGTCACGGACCGGCACGAAGTGGGCCAGGAACTCATCTCTTGTCAGGATGTCAGGCATGGTCTTAATAGGGCAACGGGTCTATGACAAAGGGCGGCGTCGGCCAGACAATTGCGTAGGGGTCTGCCTGCACTTGCGGCACCTGCCGAAGGGCGGTGCGATACGTCCGCCACGCAAGCGCATCCGCGTCGGAGAGCGGGGAGTCTGTGGCTTGCGTCCAGTCGCAGGCGTAGAGCAGCCCGTCGCGCTCCGTGCGGACGACATACCACTGCTGCGCCGTGTTTGCCGCCTCCGTGTCAAAGGCTACAAAGACGGGTGCCGCCGCCCCCATCATCGACTCTGGCTGCACACGCCACGTCGCCTTATCGGTTGCGTCGCCGATAGAGACGCCATCTGGATAGACGCCTGCGCTTCGGAGCGCCGCCAAGACCTGGCCCGGTAGCACCATGTTCATCGTCATTCGTTCAGCACTCCCAAGATCCGACCATGCCGCCGTGGCGACCGTCATTGCCAGCGTTGCCGTAAAAGTACGTAGTCCCGCTGGCGTCAGAGTTCTCAACCCAGGCGTAGAAGTGTCTCCCGACGGCTGGAGTGCGTCGTACGATGAACAGACCTGCACCTTGTTCGCCTCCGCCTGTGTACGGCAGCACAAAACCGAGTGGGTTAGAGGTTTCGAGGTTGAAGGCGTTCGTGGCATCCTCGGCAATCTCCACTGATCGTCGAACTCCTGCGGTCGCATTAATGCCTTGCACGTAGAGGTTTAGCTCTAGCACACTCTCGGACACTCCGACCATGACATCAACTTGATTCGCCGTTGACCCGTTCGCCTGCCGCTTCGTGAGGAGGGTATAGGTCCAACTCTCCGTCGTCTCTATGCGGCGGAGGGACTTCCTCACACGGTGATAGTAGTTCTGGAGATACCGCTTCACTTCACTATCGTCCGTCTGACCGCCGCTCGCATTGATATAGACCGTGCCGACATAGCGTCGCGTTGTTGCGCCAGATTTGACCAACACGCCGTCTTGGTATGCCAAGGCCGTGGCGCGAGTCGTGGTATTCGTCCAGATTAGTGTTTCGGCCGTCGCAGTGCCGGAGTTGTCGTAGATGAAGATGTCATAGGGCTTCGAGGCCGTGAACCCAGACAAACTAATCGTGATCTGGGTAAACACGACATTCGTCCACGCCGACGACCCGTCGTAGAGGGAGATGGTGTTGCCCACGTAGGGCGTGTAGTAGACACTCGTCGCTCCCGTAACATCTGCCGTCGTAACAGGCGTCCCGCTCGTGAGCGTCAGTCGGCCCTCGGCGACATTCAAGCCATGGACGGCACTCGCAGCCGGTGCGGTGCTGCCCCAGACCGTCCCGTTTGAAGTCATCAGGTTGCCCGATGTCCCAGGCGCGAGGAGCGTAACATCACTGGTCCCGGCACCCAACATCACGCTATTGGTGGTGATCGCCGCGAGGCCCGTGCCGCCAGATGCCACCGGCAGCGGCGTCGAGAGCGTCATCGCCGCCGCCCCAATCGTGCCGGTCATCGTCGGGCTGGCGCTCATCACGACATTGCCGGTGCCGGTGATGGCGTTACTAACGAGTCCTTTGCTCCCGTTAGAAAAGACGGCCACACTGTCCGTCAACGACGACACAATCGGAGTCCCAGACAGCGTGGGTGACGCGCTCATCACGACGTTACCCGTGCCAGTGATGGCGTTTGAGACTAGCCCCTTCCCGCTATCACTAAAGACCGCCTGACTGGCAGACAACGACGACAGGACCGGCTTGGCGGTGAGGGTTGTAATCCCGGTGACGCCGAGGGTTCCACCCACCACAGCGTTCCTAGAGAAGAACCCGTCCCGTGGACGCGTTGCGCCAGACTTCCCTATGTCGTAGGTCCCGTCAGTGAACAATAGGTCTTGGGTCACGACGGTGGGAAGCGGCGCAACAAGGCCGGTAATCGTCACAACGCCGAGTGAGGAGACCTTGAATCCACCAAGCGTCATACGACGGAAGAACTCAATTTCCACAGCGGACAACTCTAGGTTGCCGGTGACTTCCATCGCCGCCTGATAGAATCCTTTTCTCGCGAGTCCTGGGCTATCCATCCGATACCCCTCCCTCTATGCGGTATTGCGTCACACCCAATGCGTCCCTACACCACATGGGACAGAGGTGTCCATTCCAGATCCACGTATCCGGTGGCGGACTCGGCGCATGATCATGGGAGACGATGACACCGTCGATATTCAAAACCACGACAGGATGCGTATGCGAGGTGAGACTTCCCGCATTAGCCCACCGCTCAGACGAGGTATATGACCAGTGTCCGTCTTCGTGGATCATCGACGATGTAAAGGTCACGGACTGATGATAACTAAGCGCACACGTATCGGACGAACAGATACGACACCACCGAATAGTGCGTGGGCGCAACATGGGCACCCAGGCATTTGGCACCACAATCTCGACATCTGCACCATCTCGTAACACGGCAGTCATGTCACGATTCGTCATACCGCAAGATCCGTTCGCACCTGAGACTGCACCGCTAGATCGGCAGCGGAATACGCTTCCATCACTGACTGACGGTCACGGGACTCGTAATCAGACACGATGGGGTCCAGGACGAGACTTGTCACTGCGTCCACGTATGCCTGATTGTCTGGGTATGGCGGCAAGCCCTCCTGGATACGACTTGGGTTAATGACATTTTGGACACTATCGGTTAATGCCAGTTCTTGTAACGGGTCCGTTGAAAACACATACGCAGCCATTAAGTCCCCCCATACGATGTCGAGATATCAGCCGGGAAATACGGGCCGAGCGTTGAGATACCCACACGCGTATGACCCAGCACTGGACGCCAATCAGGATGGGCAATAACAAATGACCGCAGGCTTCTGACGCCATCCTGATAACTGGTTTGCACTAATTGCCATCGAGCGGGATCGTCCTGCTTTTTTAGTTCCCGCAACTCGGCTCCGTCGATCAGGATGTCGTGAAAATCCTCTGGCAAGAGTGGCTCGTCACCATCATTCGCCATGTCAGGGATGGATCGAAGAATGTCACAGGTATAGGTCACTGACGACGAGGGCGTCGGGCTTAAGAGCAGGCTGTAGTACTGAGTGCGGACGCCCCCCGTAATGATCTTTGCTAGCTCTGTCCCAGACCCGCTCGCCTGATGGAGTGTCACATTGCCCACACACGCGGCGGAGAGGTAGCACTTCGTAAGCGTAATAAAATTGGTAATCGCCGAGGAGATCGACACCGCGCTTGTGCCCGTTAGCGTTTGTGACGCCGTGCGGTAATAGCCGCCCGTAATGATGCCTTCGACGTATATCACGACGGATGTATCAGACGAGCTAGTGGACTTCACAAAGATCTGTGCCGCCGAACTCGGCTGCGTATGCACCTCGACGTAGCCCGTCGGAATATACGACCAGGGTGTGCCTTGCTGTGTGGCCGGATCAGGGTTCGTGGCTCGCAGCCAGTCCAACGTCTGTAACGATAACGAGCGGCGATTCACCGTATCGACAACGCGGTTCACGCGCGCCACGCCTTGCGTGGGGAGCGCATATTGCTGCGTGGCGGCGACCGAGGCAAACGTGATCGAGCCATACCGCAGGGGTTCCATCCCAGGCATTCGCAGTAAAGCCCGATGCGTTTCATTGAGCGAATCGCCATATCGCGTGGATGTCGCCGTTGCCAGCGTCGAATCGTTAGCCCCGCGCCGCCGTGCGAGTCTTTTTTTTAACGCCAGGAATGTCATACGGTCATCCTTCGTTCGCTGTCAGTGTCGTCCGCATGAGCATCATCCGTTAGAGTGCAACTGGGGTGAACAGCGCACTCAATAATCGGTCAATACCCATGCGGCACGACAACCGATGTCAGATATGCGACACTCTCGTTCACCCATGAGTGTATGAATCAACATATCCGACACCACAACATGTCTAATTACTCTGCGGCGCCGCCTGATCTGCTAACTGCCGACAGATCTCATCCAACGACGGATACACCTGAGCATTATCATCGGGACCAATCGGGCGATGAATAGTCAACCGCTCCACCGTGCCCTGTGCATCATACCGAGCGGATACATGCGCCGAGACACGACTTCTATCTCCCTTAACCAAGTAGCCCTTTTCCACCGGCTCTAGGCGATTGGCTTGACATACTTCTTCTTCCGTCAGGGCCGTACGATTGAGCCAACTTGGCCCATCGTAGATATCGCATTTAAGGCTCGATGCCCAGGTCTCACCCGTCTTCGGATTGATACTGTAACTATTCGGCGTGTAATGAGGATTGTCCTTGGGCGCTGTGCGTTCTGTCTGAATTTCCAGTGACGCACTCTGTCGGAGAAACGCATCCGCCTGAGTCTTCTGTAACTCCAACGTCTGCTTCTGTAACTCCAGAAACATCTGCATATCTACCTGCGCTGCATCGGCGGTGCCCGTGGGCGGAGACACGGGGCTATTCGTGGCTATTACCGACTGCTGGTCTGACATCTCACCCTCCTGCTGTACCGGTTTGCGACGTGTATAGGCTCGCGTCATGCGTCTACTTCCTCCCGCGCGTTTGGTAACACGGACTCGTCGTGTAATTCATGGGCCAGCGTGGCCCAGTCCACGGTATGCCCGTGTGGGATAAGACACATGCCGTCATGCTCCCCCACACGGGCAACCACTAACAACCCCGCCGGTACGACCTGAAGATGAATTGAGGATGCGGACGATCCCACCTGACTCAGCGCATCGCTCAGTCGCAGCGTGATCGCCCGTGCCTCGTCTTCACGCAGACCCGGCAGGGATCGCATCTAGTCGATCTCAAGGAACACGAAGTTGTACTTCGTGCTGACACCGACCTGCATCATGGCCCCGACGAGATTGGCGGTTGGCTGCGCGCCTGCGGTCCAGACATCCACTGATCCCGCTGTCGTGCCGCTATTGATAACCGGCGCGGTAATCGCCGGAGTACCATTGATCAGCACTGAACACGGTCCCCACGTATTGAGCCAGCCGTACTCCGTTGCCGCAATGATATAACCCGCCACGCCTACGACCTTTGCCGTAATGGTGGTCGGTGCCTTGATGACATCCTTGTACGGATTCGGCATGAGGCCGATCCGCGACGTGGATGTCAACGCGACTTGAATCGCATCCTTGAGCGTTAGCGTAAACGCCGTTGAGGATGTAATCGCCGCATGGCCGGACACCTGATACGTGTAGCCAGCCCCAGGCGTGACATCCACCTGGAGATAGCCTTCCGCATACAGGTTTGCCGCCCCAGCGGTCGCGCCGGGGGTGAACGTAAAGGACGTATCCCCAATCGCAACCGCCGGAGCGGTTCTTGCCAGATGGTTTGCCAGTGGCGCAGCGCCTTGAATCAGGGTGCCAGCCACAAGGTCCGTGGCTCCGGCTTGCGCGTAGCGATACCGGCGACCATCAGTGGTGTACGCCCGAGTGCCGAGCGGGTGCAGTTGCGTTGACGAGGATGTAAAACTATCCTGCGCCAGTCCTACGACGGAATCAACAAGGTTTGCCATGTAATACCTACTTTCTTATGTAATGGCTGTGATGACGCCGAGGTGGCGAGGGTTGTTGGTGAACATGTTGGCCTTCGTTTCAATCTTGAAGACCTCCACAAGCTGGTTCGCTGGATCAACCGCCGGATAGCCCTTCATCCAGTAGCCGTTCAGGTAAGCCAACTTGAGGTAGTTTGTGTTCAGTGCGTAACCAGTGCCCGACGGGCAATCCCCGTCATACGACACCGTCGCGCCCTTGAACTTCAGCACTTCGTTCTTGAAGCCACCGTCGCCCACGGTTTTATCCGTGAATCGCTCGTTCGCGACAAGCAGCGATTCATAGCCAGCAAAATCCGTCGAGGTAAAGACGAAGAATTCTGGATGATCCGTGCTGTATCCGTTGGAGCAGGCGTTGTAAATCGTCCGCATCGCACCGCGAAGATTGTCAAACGCCGACGAGCTTTGCGTACCAGCCGTCTGCTGGTTCCGCCAGAACGAATAGGTCGCCCTATTGATGCTACCCACGGTGCCCGTCGTCGGCGCCGAGGCCACAATGGATTGGAGTCCACCGATCTGAAGTGAACTTGATCCCGTGCCATTGCTATGGATACCGACAGACAACTGATCCATCATCGACTTCTTCAGATTCTCCATCGTGGAGGCCAGAAGGTCGATCTTCTTGGACGATCCCTGGTTCTCCGCCATGTCCTGCGAACTCAGGACTGCCGTGCCGCCATAGATCTTCCACTGGAAGTCGTACTGGTCAAAGACATCGACATGCGTCGTATCCAGCGTCTGATACGCGCTAATCGGTGACACCGTGCTATTCACGGCATATTCAATGGGGCCTTGAATCGAGGTGCCACCATCGAGTCCCTTGAACGCCTTGCCTTCCTTGAGGCGATTCAGCGTCCAATACTGCGAGAAGACGTTATCTTCTGGCTTTGTGCCGACGAAGGCAGGCCATGCAACGGCCAGCCGCTGTCCAACATTGATTGGCATGTAATACTCCTATTGTCATTCTGTAAATGCCGCTTCTAATGCCGCTCTGGCATTACCAAGCGAGGATCGTGGCATCGTCGTACCAGCGGTGGACGGGTTCACCGTTCCAGCCACGGCACGGCGCTGAAGATTCTCCAGAACGGTGCTTTCTGCTTGCCGTTGTTGCGTCGGCTCGACGGTGGAACGCCACACACGGTTGTAGGCCAATTCTAAGGCCATCCGTGGATCCGACTCTGAAAGCGCCGCTAACCGCTGGTCCGAAGACAGCATGTTTTTAATCGCGCTTTCATGTTGAGCGAATGTCGGATCAGCGCGGAACTCTGTCAGCACATGGCTCACTTCATTCCAGGCTTGTGCGTATTGTTCCTTCTCACGAACAGAGGTCGCCATTTCCTGCAAAGGCGTAATCTGCTGCTGGAACTGCTCCATCAGCTTATTGCTTTTCCAGTCTTGCCATTTCTCCATCTGTGAGGCGGAATACACTAACGTGCCATCTTCGGCCTGAAGGTCCGCTGTTGGCATGGCTTCTGGAGGAGCTTGAGGTTCGACGGCAGACTCACGGGCTGCACCGGGGCGAGTGGCGATCTGGGCTTGCACCTGATCGGCATACCGCGCATCGGACGACAAGGCTTCCTGAAGATGATTCCATGCAGCGACGGGATCAGAATTCAACATCTTCGCCCATGCTGTGACAGACGCCACATTCTCAGGGTCCATCCCCTGCAACGATTCGTACTGCTTCAGTTGTTCCGTCAGTTCATTCTTCTGACGGTTCACCGCGCTAAACCGGTCATACGGGACCGGCCCCGGCTGCTTTACCACCGTTTCCGATGGCAAGCCGTCTGGATGTGCGTCAATACCCAATACCTGCGTTAACGCCGCAGGCGGCGGTGCCTCTGATTGGGGGGATGACGCCTCTGAATCCGCAGGCGATGAATCTGCGAGTGCGAGCGCCTCCGTTGCGCTCAGACCACTGGTTGACATCGACGACGAAGACTCACTCGATCCACTGTCTACTGACTCACTAGCTGTGTCACTAGCAGCAGATGTGCTGACTTCGGGCGACTCGGTTTCACTCATTATCTCTCCACAGGGACTTATCGTAGCCCCAGACGCCGACCTGAGATATCTTACTGCTTATACGCATTCACTAATCGCCGCGTCGTACACGCACAGTCCATCGCCCACTCCGCATCCGCTGGGGCATTCTGCATACTCGGGGTGCCTCCACAGTCAGGACAGACAACCGTCAGATGCAAGACCCGAAACGGTTCATCGGCCATCGCGGCAATGTTAGAGAGACGGCTATCGGTAATCTTAATGACGCGTTTACCGTCTATAACGGACTGCCCATTCGCGTTAACTAACATTCCGAGCCTCCAGCAATGGTGCGCGCGTCTGCACAGGCTCACAGGACTCTGTCGTCGTGGTCGTCCACTGCGAGATGTAGGTGTCTGGTGTCGTATGTGTCACGGCACTGACCCGCTCTAACATCGCCGCCGCACTTGCCAGCGTCTCTGGCCCAATCGCGGCCCAACTAGTCGTATGCGGACTCTTGTCAGACCCAGGCAGTGGCGCATGTTTCACGCACGGCTCTATCTGGTGTTTCTTGAGGTAGCGTTGAAAGTCAGAGCGGCTATCGAATCGGATGGGTACTGGACCCAGATTGTCGAACGTGCGCCCACCGGGCCAGCCGTTATCTATCACTGATCGACCTGCTGTCCATAATGTGCGCGTGGGCTGTCCACACGTCACGCAGGCGATAACCTCCGTCACCGGACGATAGAGGTCTCGGTGTTCGTGTCCCTGATCGCAGACTACATCGTAAATTGGCATTACTGTCCCACCCCCTGTAATGCGCCGGTATTCTCGGTCGCATGTTGATTCACCCGCTCTGGTGGCGTTGCGCCACCCCCATGTCCCGCCGCCGGACCCATCATGCCAGGGACGGACGGTGCGCCCTGCGGCATCAAAGCCGCCATACCCGCTGACATCCCGAGCGGCACGACAGGTGGTGCGCCATCAGGCGCCGCCCCAGGCGCCGCCCCCGGCATCCCCGGCATTCCACCCGGCGCTGTCGCCCCTTGTGTTAAGGGCGCAATCGCTGATTCCGACAAGGTATACCCAGCCTGCTTGAGAATCTCTGACGCGGCCAGTGACTGGATACCGACCAAGTCCTCCCCGTTCAGCGTGAGCGTGACGCGCGCAGGTTCAGGACCGCGCTCAGTGGGCTTGACGACCATCTTCGTGGGGTCATACCCCAAGGCACGGACCACGCCATTCAGCAATTCGGTCGCATCAATCTGCGGATCTTTTCGGAGAAGATTGTATTCATCGAGTTTCTGTGTGCGGAACTGCACGGCATCGACGTGTACCCCAGAGTCTGGCTGCACACGGTAGACGTAGCGTCCCGGCAGGTTCCGCCATTCCTCCCACAACTGCGCCGCTTGCTGTCCGAGAATCTTTACCAGATCCTTCTGGCCCATATACCGTTGCAACACCGCGTCAAACTTTCGTACGCCGGTCACAAAGTATTCGCGGAGGCGGTCCTTCTCGGCTTCATTCCGCGTATCAGAATTACCCTGCACAATACGGGCTTCTGTGGCCGTCCGTCGCCCACGCGAAAAGGATCCGGCCTGATTCGCCGATGTGCCTAGCGCCTTCTCCCAATCGCGCTCGACGTAGTCCTGCGCGGTGTAATTATCGCGAGGCTCTTGTCCCGTCGGGATCACAGACATCACGGCGCCCGGTCCCTGCGCCAACGTCCCAGGTGGCACAGGAATAGGGCCATCGTTCCGCTCAATTTTCGCGATGGTGTTCTCGTCGAGATTCGTCGTGTCGAGCAGCATGAGCGGTAAGTTCGCACGGCGGCGTCGCGTCTGCTGTGTGCGGAACTTGTTCACTTCTCGCGAGAGTTGTTCGCCAATGACGAGGTCAGAGGGCACGTAGGACGAATCCGCCAAGTCACGCAAGGTGCCAATGTGGATGGGGTTCCCTATCATGCTGTCATCAGTCAAGCGACCATACTCATCGACGGCCTGATAGGGTGAGTCAATATGCTTGACGGGATTCTCAACACCCTTCACCACGACGAGACACCGAAATAACTCTGGGTTAATCACCTCCTGATCGAACACGGAAGCGCGATACCAGATTTCGTGATACTCGACCTGTGGATCAGCGGACCCACCATAGACCTCATTCACATCTTTGGAAAAGACATGCTCGTCCTGATAGACCGTCCCAGTAAATTCGTCAGGAATATCCCAGATTCGCTTCGCCTGGGTCACCGGCATCGTGCCCGTGATGCCGAGCCACGGCGCAGAGTCAAAGTTTGTATTCCGAAAGTCGTGAGGGATTAAGACCTTCATGGGCGAGACACGCGACCAGAAGCACTGCTCCCAAATGGGAACATCCACCTCGACCATCGTGGGTGGCGCGAGAGGATCCATGGGATCAGCTTGCGGCGTCGAGACCTTCACCGTGGCGGATTCATACCCAATCTTGGTAATTAAGAATCCAGCAGGGGCCAAGGCATCGAACAATGCCATGTGCATCTCGCGCTTGATGTTCGTGCCATCGGCGCTCATCTTGTAGTTCAAGACCTTCTGACGGAGCGGAAGCAAGTGCGTGAGCGGGATATCCTGAATCGAGGGTTCGAGCGGGATCAGTTGCACTTCAGGTGTCTGGTAGAAGAGGTTGGCCTTCTTACTTTCGACATGCCGAAAGTCGAGCAAGGCATTGACCTCATACTGGTTCTCATTCACCAGCGCCTTCGCATAGCGATCTATCGCCCGTTGCCATTGGGGTTCATAGAGCTTTCGCGTTTGAATCGCGAGATCAATACGCTGCGACCAGTCCCCAGACTGCTGGCTGGACATCGGACGTTTTTCACCAGACGACCAGATCATGCCAATACACCTTTCCCTGCCTGCTCCCGTGCGTGATACTGCTCCCACCATCCCCAGGAATTTGGCGGGGGTGGCGCCAGCGGCGAGTGACGCGTCGGACTTGGGCGGCTCATACAGAAATATCGCAACGCATCCACGGCATGGTCATCCTTGGTCGTATCAATATCTTCAGGATCTTGTCTATCTTGCACCATTGCTGGGAAAGTGCGTATCAAATACTTACACGACGGACTGACAGTCAACCACGCCTGACCCTGTTCGTTGACACGCAGTAACTCATGGACCCGCATCCAGCCATTGAATCGGTCGTTGTCTCCACCCCGCATCGGGAGTCGGCGACGGAGGAGCGTCTCGAAGATCGACTCCCCTCGGCCAGCGCCCGTCTTCTGCCGCATCGCGGGATCGCAGACGAGGTAGCGGAGCTTTTTAATGCCTAGCTCTGCCGTAATGCGCTTAATCGTGAGGCTCATCGACTCGGCGCTTTCTCCCTTGAATTTATGCTCCCACCGGCAGTGATAGCGGCCATCTGGGAGACAGGCCCACCAGAGGACGACGCCGGGACTGCTATAGCCCCAATCCATCGAGGCCACATGTTCCACGTCGGGTCCAATCACTAAGTCTTCGACATGCGTCTTCGGTGACCACTCGGAGAAGAACTGGCCCTCAAACGCATTCCAATCGCCATAGAGTAGCTGCCGCTTCCGCATTTCAGGGAGATCTTCTAAATCTCGACGATATTCCGTGGAAATATAGGGATTATCGCTCAAGGTCGCCTCAACGAAGCCATAGCGCGCCGGGTCGTACGAGGGGAACTCATGGGCATCCACCGTATGGTCGATGAAGAACTCCTTGACCCAGAGCGCCCCACGCCCACCAGGGTTTGTTCCCGCCCAGACCTGGGCATCCCCAGCCGCTATAACCTCGGGTTTCGAGGTTCGAGCGCGGCTCATAATCTCCAGCGCCATATCCCGGTCAAAGGTCACCAGTTCGTCGAACGCAATCCGGTCATATTCCGTGGAGAGGTAGTTCTGGGCGTCCGCCACTGATTCGCAATGACCGGCTCGAATCGTGGACCCATTCGGGAATCGCATCATCTTGTCGCCGGAGAGATACGTCCCCTGCACCAGCTTCTGCTCCCGCACCATCTGGCCTAAATGCGTCTGTTCAAGCTGCTGAAAGGTGCGGCGCAGGAGGAGGCAGTTCAGATTCGGCGTCTGTAAGCAGTCCGCATAGAGACCCCACCGCAGCGCGTGGCTCTTGCCGGGACCAGCCTGCCCCCCATACAGGGTGCGGCGAGTCTTGCGCGTTTGGGCATGGAACTCCACCTGTTTCGGCGTTGGCACATAGAGCCA